AATAATATGGCTTTTAGTACATACAGTGACTTAAAGACTACGATAGCTAGTTACTTAGCTCGTAGTGATTTAACGGCTATGATTCCTACGTTCATCCAGTTGGCTGAATTACGTCTGCGTAGAGAACTAAGAACTCGTCAAATGCTGGTTGTAGCTACAGCAAATACGACAGGTGGAGACTCTACCGTAGGATTACCTACTGACTTCCTAGAGATGCGTGATATTCACGTCAATACTAATCCTATTACGACACTAGCTTATAGTGCGCCTAACTCGTTCTATAACTCTTACAGGGCTACAGAATCAGGTAAGCCTACTGACTATACTGTGTTAGCGACTGAGCTTCAATTGTCTCCTATTCCTGACAGCACTTATCAGTTACAAATGCTCTACTACGCACAGCCGTACTTCTTGAGCGACTCGAATCAAGGTAATGTATTCTTAACTAACTTCCCTGATGCGTTGCTTTACGCTTCTTTAGGTGAGGCAGAACCGTATCTAATGAATGATGCAAGATTACAGACTTGGGCTAGTTTGTACGATAGAGCAATATCATCAATAACGATTGCAGACCAGAGTAGTGAGTACAGTGGTCAGCCAATGTCAATGAATTATAACGTGAGGTAATAATGAAGTGCTGCACCAAGTGCAATACTGAAAAGCCTTACGAGATGTTTACTAAGGAAAAGTCCACAAAGGACGGCTTTAGTAGATGGTGTAGAAGTTGCAAGAAAGAACATAAAGATAATTGGTATCAAAGTAACGCAGAATCAGAGAGAGAAAAAGCAAAAGAACGTCACGTTGAAAATTACGATAAAAATAAAGAACGAATTAAAAAAAGAGTAATAGAATGGCAAAGAAATAACAAAGAAAAATATGCTGCAAAATCTAAAAGAAGTTACGAAAAAAATAAACTAAGTTTATTTGCATACCAAGCATTAGCTAGGGCGGCAAGAAGAAAAGCAGTGCCAAAATGGATTGATGAAGAAATAAAGAAACAGATACAAGATTTTTATATTGAAGCTAGATTAAAAACTAGAGACTCTGGAATTAAGTATGAAGTAGACCACATAATTCCTCTAGTAAATAATGAAGTATGTGGTTTGCACGTTCCTTGGAATTTAAGAGTTATAACTCAATTTGAAAATCGCAGCAAAAGAAATATATTTAAGGAGTAACAAATGGCTGAAATGTCAAATTTTTTAGAAAACGCTCTAATTAACGCTACCTTGCGTAATACGAGCTACACAAGTCCTGCTGCTGTTTATGTAGGTCTTTATACATCTGATCCTACTGATGCCAATACTGGCACTGAAGTATCTGGTGGTTCTTATACACGTACTGCGGTAACGATGGGTGCGCCTAGTAACGGTGTATCTACGAATACTGCTGCGGTAGAGTTTCCACAGGCTTCTGGTTCATGGGGAACAGTTGGTTGGATCGGCATTCTTGACGCTACTTCTAGCGGTAACTTGCTGTATCACACAGCATTGGACACATCTAAAACTATATCATCTGGAGATATCTTTAAGATAGCTATTGGCGGTCTTAGCGTAACTCTGGCGTAAGGGGTAAATAATGCCACTAGTTGTCGCAGATCGTGTCAAGGAAACATCTACCACTGCTGGCACTGGTACGCTAACGCTTGCTGGTGCTAGTGCTGGGTTTAGGTCGTTTGCTGCTATTGGTAACGGCAATACTACCTACTATTCTATTGTTGATAGCACTGCTGGAACATGGGAAGTAGGTATCGGCACGTACACATCTTCAGGTACTACGTTATCTCGTGATACGGTACTAGCTAATAGCTCAGGAACTACTTCTCCTATATCTTTTGCAAGCAATAGCAAGGATGTATTTGTTACGTATCCGGCTACTAAGTCAGTTCATGAGGATGCTACCAATACTGCTTACTCAGATCAATTTGCCGCATCTAACGGTATCGTATTAAATAACCTAACTGTAGCTACAACATTCTCGATTCCTAGCGGATATTCAGCTATGAGTGCAGGCCCTATTACGATTAATAATGGTGTAAGCGTAACTGTTCCTAGTGGGTCTAAGTGGGTGGTATTCTAAATGTTTGGTTTATCGGCATACTCACAAGCACCGTATTCGTCATTAGCGGGTGATGCAGGGAATGTCGTATTAGCCACTGCTGCGGTAGATGCTTTTGCCACAGTAACAGCAAACGCTTTTGCTATTTATGACGGTGCAGGAAGTATTAACGGCTCTGCTACTGTTTCTGCTATTGGTATAAGGATTCAAACTGCTACAGGCTCTATAGATGCAACTGCGGTAGTAACTGCGGCTGGTGGCATTATTTATAGTGCTACTGGCTCAATAATTGGTACTGCTACGGTTACTGCTAATGGTGGCTTGTTAATCAATGCTACGGCTTCTGTAGATGGAACAGCAACAGTTACGGCAGAAGCTACTAGAGTCTTATTCTTTACTGGTGCTATTAATGGTACTGCTACGGTTACTGCTGACGGCATACGAGTTCAGGTAGGAACTGCTGCTATTGATGGAACTGCTACTGTAACTGCAAACGGTGGTGTTGAGTATGATGGTCATGCTTCAGTAGATGCTTTGGCAGAGGTTTCATGTTTAGCAATAGCTGTATGGAACGCAATAGCAGGTATAGAAGGAAATGCAGAGATAAGTGTAGAAGGTAATGTAATTGGTGACGAGTGGGATAACGTCACAGAACAATCGAATACTTGGACTATTGTTCCTTCTGGTGATAACACATGGACAGTAGTTTCATCGCAATCTGATACTTGGACAAGGCAATAATGGCTAAACAACGAATAATATTTGGTGAATGACAGGTGCTTTAACGGATGCGGTCAACTGTTATCCAGTTACTAATGGATACGCTCCAATTCTTGATGAGGTTGAGTATTCTGACGATGCTAACGCTGATTTATTGACTTGTTTTGCAGGTAAAACAGCAGGAACGGTATCATTATTTGGTGCTTCTGCTAGTAATCTGTACAAGTTTACTCCTGGTACTCGTGCGATGGCTCCATTAACCACCACTGGTTACGGAACTATTGAGTATTGGGATGCTGTTCAGTATGGCGATAAGATGATTATGGCTAACGGTGACAGCAAATTACAGCAATACACGCTAAATGTATCTACTTACGCTACAGATTTGGCTGCTGCTGCTCCTGAAGCTAAGTATGTGACGGTAGTTAAGGACTTTGTAGTCGCTGCTAACGTAGTTGGCGAAGAAAATAAGGTTTACTGGTCTGATATTAATGATGAAACAGACTGGACTCCTGGTCTTGCTAGTCAATCTGACTCTCAAGTCATACCTGACGGTGGCGATATTACTGGTTTAGCTGGTGGTGAGTACGGATTAGTGTTCTTAGAGCGTGCTATCTACCGTATGACGTATGCAGGTAGTCCGTATTTCTTCCAGTTTGACGCTATTAACCGCACTTTAGGCTGTATTTCTGCCGGATCAATCATTAACTTTGCAGGATTAACATATTTCCTAGCAGACGATGGTTTTTACGTGTGTGATGGTCAGACAACTAAAGGAATCGGTACAGAAAAAATAGATCGCTGGTTCTTTGATAACGCTAATCTAACGGCAATTAAGTTAGGAATGTCATCTGCCATAGATACAGAGAAACGCCTGATTACTTGGCTGTTCCCTGCACAGAATGGTGACAATTTACTGCTGATTTATAACATCTCGCTAAATAAATGGTCGTATGCAGAGACTACTGCTGACAGCGTATCGTTTGCTTTAACGCCATCTGTAACGCTAGAAGGTTTGGACGTATTTAGCGCAAGCATAGACTCACTAGGCATCTCTTTGGATGATCGTCAGTGGGTTGGTGGTCTATTGCTATTGTCTGCTACGAGAGGCCCTAATATCGTTACCTTTAGCGGTCAGTATAAACAGGCTGCTTTAACGTCAGGCGATATAGATGTAGGTCATTCTGTCATTACTTTAGGCAGACCGATTGTGGATCAAGGTAGCGGCTCTGTAGCGGTCGCAAGTCGTGAGCTATTGTCTGATGCCATTACGTTCGGAGATGCCTCTGTAGCCGATTCTGAGGGTCGCTGTGGGCTGCGTTCGGCAGGTAGGTATCACAGGGTTAAAACTAGTCCTAGTGGTAACTGGAAAACTGCTGTAGCGGTTGAGATAGACATAGCAGGTCAGGGTACTCGATGACGAGAACAGTCCAGTTTCAGACGTTACCTCCTTTTGGCGGAGATCAGCGACAGGTTGCTGAAGTCGTTCGTGGGATTATGGACGGCAAGACGAATAACACTGGCAAGGTCACTTTAGCCACAGGTAATGCGACCACAACGACTATATACGACAGCCGTATAGGTAACGAGAGCTTGATATTCTTGGTTCCTATAAGTAATGCTGCGGAAGCTGATTCTGCGCCCTATGGTGCGTTTCAGGACACTACAGATCAGTCTGCTGCTAATACGACAACTGCTTACGCTATAACGTTAAATACTACTGATTACTCTAACGGAGTATATCTATCGAATAGTTCAAGAATGAACGTCAGAAATTATGGCGTGTATAACATTCAATTTTCTATTCAATATAAAAATACTACTAACGATTCACAAGACGTAGATATTTGGTTTATGAAGAACGGAACGAATGTTGACGGCTCAAATAGCAGGTTTAGTATGCCAGCTAGAAAAAGCTCAGGCGATCCTAGTCATTTAATAGCAGCACTTAATTTCTTTTTGGAATTGCAAGCCAATGATTATGTTGAGATAATGTGGCGTGTTTCTGATATTGGAGTATCCATCGAGCATTACGGTACTAGCACGAGTCCTACAAGACCGTCTATTCCTAGTGCGATAGCTACGATGCAATACATAGCTCCATCAGCGACAAGTAACGTTTACGTTTCCTCACAAACTCAAGGGAGTGCAACTTTGACACATTGGTCTAACAATACAGCAGATAAAACTTACGGCTACATAGTGGTGGGTTGATGGAATTCCGACATATACCAGTAGCAGATATACGTAAATGGTGGGCATCAATTAAAGCACCATTAGACAAAATTAAAGGGTATAGCCCAGAGGATTGGATAGTAGAAGATGTCTATGCAGATTTAATCTCTAATAGATCACTTCTATGGGTAGTTTTGAAGGAGCAGAGGTTCGGTGGC